TTTAACCGACTCTGGTGGTGTTTCGAAGACAGGATACCCGAATTTGTCAATAAACCCTTCGTATCCCCATTCCATAGGTATGAACAAAGAATATAATCCACTTGCAGTCTGGCCATTGCGGTTTCTATTTGTAACATCTGAATTATAATATAGTTTTTTAAAATTATCACCTCCTTTTTCAATTGCATTAGATGTTGAGCCCATCATGCATTTGCCAACTATTTTTGCTCCAAGTCTAAGGCACGTTTTCGTGACCCTCCAGTTGTTGAGAATATTATCCGGTCTTTCCCATTTCCCCGATTCGTCGTGGACGAGTAATTGTAGTTTCTCCCCATCGTACGAGTTGTCTCCCGTGTTCTTCCAATCGATCGTTGTGTCGAGCCCTTGTAGCCCCTGCCCATATTCCTCCTGACTATAACTTTCCTTGAGGGAGTTTCTTGTAAGTCTTCTTGACGGAATCTTATAGGATAGCTCTGTCTTTGGTCTCTCCATACCGTCCTGTATTGGTTTGAAAAAGAACGGGTAGTTAATGGATATTGGTACCACCTTGTCTGTGAACATCTTCTTTGCATCTGCGCCAGTCTTAGATAAGATCCCAAACCTAGAGTCTTTGGATATTGTTGCCAAGTTAACAGTCTCTGAGGATGCCATAAAGCTAAACCCAGACCTTCTGTTCTTGAGGTAACACATTCCGTAAGATCTTCTATCTGCCTTGCAAGCCTCCCAAAAGTAATAGAATATTCTGTTTGCCTGTCTAAAATCAGGTGATCCAACATCAATTTTCGTCCAGTTGAGGTATATATAGTGCGATCCTGTAATGTAACAAGGCTCATTGTTGCACATGAACCAGTAACCATTAGAACGATGATTAAACTCACTTTCAATATATTCATAGTACTGTTCTTTAATATCTTCCGCATATTCTTTAAAATCAATTAAATTTTTTATTTTACTAAGTGATGCAGGTTTAGATATCTGTTTAAATACTTGATCTTCTTTCTTAAGGTCTTCACCATCTATTTTATTTGGAGTTTTAGGTATTCCTACCTTTAGACCTTGAATTTCATATATATCACCTAAAGTACCGTCCTTACTTATAATAACACAATCTAGCTCTTCATTATAACCGTAATCAAATTTTTTATATTTATTGTTTTTCTTTACCTTTTTATCAGATAAGTGATCCGTGTGTATTTTATATAAAGTTTGTTTATACATTATTTAACTCTATTTTCAACACCCATAAAAGCTTCTGATTTTTTATTCTCTGATTTTTTTTCTGCTAACTCTTCAATTTTTTCAATTATTTTTAAAGAGTCTTCAATAGCCACCCACTTTGCTTGTGCTGCTGTTTTTGCTTTTTCTGGATCTAATTCTCCTAAATCTATATTTTGTTTAATAACTTTTTCAAGTTCTACTAAAGCTTTTTCAGCTGCTTCGATCACTCGTTTTCTCCTGTCCATAATTTATTGTAACTTGATTAGATAAAATTCTATATAGTTTTTTCCCCTCTATTTCAAACTCATATTCGGAGTCTGGCGTGAAGCCCACAACATCACCTATAGCCAACCCTAAGGATCCTAATTCGTCGTTGCTATACACAAGCTCACCTTTTAATTTTTGTTCAGTTTCAGGAGCCCATTCGTCTTCGCTAATTAAAGGACTAACAAAGCAATAATCATCTGGGCAAAACCATTTATTATTTCTTTTATAAGCAAATATTTGATCAGGGGCTACAAAGTATTCATTTTCTTTTAAAAAGCTTGCACTATTTTTTTCTTCACCTCTTATATCAATCCATCTTCTAAAAACATTATGATGTACAATTACAACATCTCCCTTCTTAGGGGTTTTGTAAGTTACTCCATACGCGGGTTCATTAACTATGACACCCATTCTATTAACAAACATATAGTCACGCTCGCTAATTTCTGTATTTAATATTAATTCTTTTTTGTCAACATTTATTTTATTGTTGTACCTTGATTCAGTAGATATAATATAATTAAAAAGTGATTTCATTTAATAGTCTAAATTGTATTCTATTGATACTGCCATGTTAGAATTAAAAAATTTCCATGGCAACACCTCTTTGTTTTTTGTAATATAAATTTTGTAGCCTCCGTTGTCTTCTAATATATCGCATATCTTGTGTCCTCCGTAGACTTCTTGACCAACAGAGTAATGCATTGCTTCATTTTTATAATCTGCTCCAATGCTTATTTTTCTAATTAATTTCATTTAATTTATTTAGTATGTCCATATTGTTATAGGGGGAGCACCCTCATATCCGATCCCTACATGGACAAAGTTATTTTTTCTACTTATACCTATTCTAGTAAAGCCAACCTCTATAGCTGCTTTAACTAATTTAAATGTAGCTTCACCACCTACACAAGCAATATCAACTGCAGCTCCGTATGCGTGCTCGCCTGGACTGGATTTTTTTGCTTCTATGGGATGATCAGGGCTTCTATAAGTTGATGTTAATTTAATAGGGTATCCATAGCTTTCTCTTAGATCATCTAACATACCTAACAGCTTTGGATCCATCATTTCAAAATTTCTAAATTCAGATTCATTAAAGTATTTCATTGTATTATTCTTTTACTTTTTTAATTATCATTAAAATCGTGTACACTATAGTTAATAATAAAACTACAGTCTGTAGTATGGGGTTTAAGTCTGGTAGTATAGAAAATACCAAAGCGCCTACGTTAAGTCCAAATATTTTTAGGTCTTCCATTTATTTGTGTTTGTTATTTCCGAATACTTTCTCCACTCCTCGAGATCCGAAATATCCTCCAATTACTATTGTAAGTAATCCAGTTATAGAATCCAACGGGTAACCCATGTACCATCCTGCTACATAGCTAACTGTTAAAAACACAAGAACTAAAGGTCTTACGTTTGAAGCTAGCCAAGAGCCTGATCTTGCATCAGCCACCCATCTTTTTGTTGTGCCGTCTATTTCAGCACGTTCCATTTTTAATTTTTCAAGAGCAATTTCTTTATCAGCATCGCTCATATCTGAACCGCCGATTATAGCTTGTATTACAGAGCCAACAGGTGTGTCACCAGCAATAGCTCCAACGACGCTGGGTATTTTATCTAATAAAAATTTTCCAACGCCGGTGTCTTTAAATTTTTTCTTTTCCATTATTTTATTGCTAAATAGATGTAGGTTTCTCCACTACCATTCCATCCTGAATTACTTGTTGATAATTGAAACCCATCGCTTAAAAAACTAAATCTACCTGCATATGTAGTGTCAGCATTAGATAAGTTAGGAAACAATACAATATCATTTCCTCTTGAAGTATCGTATATCATCCAATTATCTGATAAGGATGTCGGTTTAAGTATTACAAATCTTGGAGCAAATCCTGTTGTAACTGATAATGTCCCTCCATTCCCTGTATAACTCCCTATCTTCTGATAACCTGTTACAGAGTGGAAGCAGTATGCGATAAAAGGACTACTACTTGCATTTGAACTACTACTCACACCAACAGTAAAAACAGTTGAAGTAGGAGCAACTCCCACATCAGCTGGATAACCAAACAAACTACCTGTACCACTTTCACCTCCTGTAGAATTTAATTCCATATGTTTTCCTGTTCCCATAGCAGTATGGTAAACTATCCAAGGGTTTGTTGAATTTAATCTTTTTAAGATAATCATTTCAGGAGCAGAAGAAAGTCCGTGTCCTATCGTATTGTTTACAGCTAATCCTGTTCCCGTATATTTAACAATACTAAACCCTGCCTCTGCATTTACACTTACTATACTATCTATAGTACCCTCTGTGTTTATCTGTGGGAGGTTATCATCGTGGTCTCCTGCTTTCCAAGCCCAAGCAACGTAGTCTATTCCATTACGATTTACGTCAAAATAAGGAAAAGATGAATTTGTCCCTGCACCTAAATGAAATCCATTAGAATTATATTGAGTAACTGCTCCTTGATAAGTAGATGTTTCTTCAGCGTAGGTTTGGTTGCCATATAGTGCATAACCACCATTGCCAAATCTAACACTGTCAAATAAAGAATGATTAGCCGAACCCTCAACAGGGTCTGCAGTTCTCGCTTTTACCCATATAAGGTCAGGTTTAAAATCTAATGAAATATCTCTATCATTTCCATCTCCTGTCCAAGTAACAACATCAAAGCTATTCTCTACTGTTGGAGTTGTAGTATCAGGGTCTGCTGCTATAGCAAGGTAGATGTATTGTCTATTAGTACCGTTTAAAGCGTTGTCATTACTTGCTAATTCAAAGCCATTAGATAAAAAAGTAACTCCATTACCAGTACCTAAAGATGATTCTTGGTGACTATCTTGAGCGTCTAAAAAAGCATTGTTATTCACAGGAGCGTGTCTTTTGTTATCTGCTATTAACCATCTGTCTCCCTGTAATCCTTTAATCATTATAAAAGCAGGCTCAAATCCTGTTTCCACAAAATTACCTTCAGAACTTCCTGTCCCATCATAGCTACCGACTTTTTGGTATCCGTCTACGCTGTGGAAGTTGTAATTTATATGTCTTGAACTTACACCAATATTAAAAGAAGAACTACCTAAATCAATTTTACTTGTATCTACTGATAAAAAATTAGGCGAATAAGAAGTAGCTGCTGCAGTTGTAAATCTTAACTCTTTTTGCCCTAAAATTAAAGGTGCATAAATAAACCAACTTCCTGATGAACCTGCATTTTTAACTATAATAAATTCAGGAGCTTGAGAAAGTCCGTGTCCCCAAGAGGGTTTCCCACTTGAGGGAGTTGTAAATTCACATATTGAAAACCCTGCATCTTGATTTGCTTTTACTTGTGACGTAACCGCAGTTACACTTCCTGATGTCACCCCATCGTTATTAGTAGCTGCTGCACCTTCTCCTGCATTGAAACACCAAGCTACCATTTTATTATTAGCACCACTTGCACCACCATTAAAATATCCATCATTTCCTAAAGAAAAACCATTATTATCAAAAGATATTATTCCGTTTGAAGAAGTTAGTTCTTGAGATGATGAATTAGATTGCAGATACTTTGTATTTCCTCTAACAGAATCTGTTAAGACGTGCGGATAACTTGAACTGTCCCTATTCTTAATCCAAATTAAGTCAGGACTAAAATTAGTAGCCTCTTGATAAGTTACGTTTGTAGCAGTACCATCATAAGCGTATTTAACGTTAGTTGCAGTACCATCGTATAGTTGTTGTTCATCTCTTGCATCCCCGTCTAATTTGTAGTATGCAGTTAGGTTATCTGTTGGTATAGATGCAGTATTGTTGTTGTAAATATATCCTACTTCTGTTGAGGTTAGTACGTCTGAATATATTCTTACATCGTCTATTTCTCCGTCCCAATACCATTGATTACCTCCACTATCTTGATTGCCTCCTATATTAAATTGATTTAAATCTGATGGCATTACTATTGTTGAAGAAGATGAACCTATATCATAATTTACTGTAATTTCATTCCCATCAACATATAGCTTATTTCCGTTTGAATCAGCGGTAAAAACAGCGTGATGCCAATTACCATCTCTTACACTTGAACCTGATATGTTTTCTGCTTGTACTTGATTTGCTCCATCATTTATATTTCTAAAACCAACTGTATTTACATCTAATCCTAAAAATAAATCAGTAGAACCATCCCCTGTGGCACTAAATGAAACAATAGTCATTCTTCCTGATGAAGCTGATGTTTTAAACCAAGCAGATAAAGATAATGTTGTTTGCCCTCTGTAATCAGTACCTAAAGATGTGTTTTTAATTATAGAACTACTCCCATTAAATATAGCAGCTTCTCCAAACTTACCACTTACTCCTCCTGTATCATTAGCATTTCCATCTAATTGGTATAAAGCAATAGCTGAACTATCAGAGAATATATCGGTAACTGATTTAGATGCTGAAGCAAATGTTTCTCCGTATAGAGTAGTTACTTCGGTAGAAGATAGCGCTTTGTTAAAGAATCTTACTTGGTCAAATTTACCATCTATTCCACTACTGCTCCTTCCTATGTAAATAGGTTCTGTACCACCTTGATTAATGGCATTTGTGCGAGTCATTGTTTTATTAAGAGAACCATTCAAGTAAAATTTAGCTTCCGTACCTGACCTCGTGTATACCATATTATACCATTGACCTGCACTAATAGTCCCCGAAGCAGCGCTTTGCGAATAACTTGTAGTACCATCTCTTTCTATAAACTCAATAGCACCATCAGATTTTGTTCTAAATAAAATCACTACTCCCGGTGAAGCACCCCACTTACTAATTATTCGTTTATTATCACCAAGCGTGTCTAAATAAATCCACCAAGACATAGACCAATCTTCAGTAGAAAAATCTATTGGTGTTGTATCAGTTGAGGGTATTGAAATCTCACTACTACTACCATTAAATACCGCCCCTCTATTTATATACCCACCTATACGTTGAGTACTTGGTCTGTTACCTGTATAGAGTACAGTGTTAAAGTTTTCTGAAGCAAAAGTATTTGCTCCGCCACTAATAGGTCCAGAGTTAATTAGTTTTTTACCAAGCATTAATCTAAGTTTATATCATACAGTACAACTGCAGATTTTTCAGTAAGTGCGTTTATTTCGGTTTCTTTTGTACCTACAGCTGTTCTAACCGCAGCTCTAGCTGTTGTTATATCTGCAGGCACTGCTGTACCATCATCATCTTTTCTTATTATATACCAATCTGTTTCTGCTAACTTGTTATTTGCATTAGATTTTAAATTGCTAATTTTATCAGCTTTCATTTCTTCTAATGACTGGGGCCAAGTTTTATCAGATTTAGTATATGTAAATACTGAATTAGCTGAGTCCCAAAATATTTCACTTAAATTATCAATAGCAGAATTATATCCTTCAGGATATACCACATCAAACAAACCAGCACTGCGAAGTGCATCATTTGACATAGCTGGTGCATTCAAATAGGTACCTGATGAACTATATAAAGTTTTAGGTACACCATTATATACTGTAATAACACCGTTTTTGTTTATTGCTTTTGTTGCCATTATGTTGCTTGTTTACTTATTGTAGCCCATTGTTCTGTTGAACCATTGGTTACTGCTATTTGAATTAAATTACTAACCGCTCCATCATATGTTCCAGATATAACTTTTACAGATGCTGGTAACACTAAAGCGTGTGCTCCTGTAATTACAAGGTCTTTTACCATGCCTGTTGCTACATTTGAAAATGTTAGCGTTGTATCTGCTGTTAATGTTTTAGTAAATACTTGGGCCGTGCTAAAGTCTACAGCACTTGCAGCTACCGCGGCAGCCGTTGTAAACTCAGCTCCAAGCTTGTCGTATGACACAGCATCATCGGTTAATACTGCTGCTGTTACTTTAGTTAATGCCATAATTATTTATTTATTCTGTTATTAAATCCCAACTGGTTGTTTCTTCATTCCACTCGTATCTTTGTCCATCATCTGGCATAGCCACAGGGGCTTCCCATAAGCAGCTGTTTTCATTTAGTGTCCAGCTATCAAATGGTTTAGGCGGGATAAAAGCATCGCGAGCATGGTCATAAGTATATCCTATGCCCGCATAGTTTTTTCTATATGGAGTACCATCACCTGAGTGTACACCTCCTCTTGTATTGTAAGATGTACGCTTACAAACTTGCTCACGTATGTTTCCATAGTGTATCTCCCAGTTCGTATTTCCGTCTGTTTCGTCTTTACCTACTATTACTTCGGTAACGATGTTTTGCATGTTTAAAAAAGCGTAATGTGCCATATTATTAGTTAAATTGTATATTACCTGTTCCTGCCGTAAATGTAGTTACCTTATCCGTTCCATCTGTGGCAGTTGTTCCGGTTAATCCAGATCCTATAGTGACTGTGTGCGTATTGGGATAGCGTAAAATTACAACTCCCGATCCTCCAGATCTTGCCTGGCTAGCATTTTGCTCACCACCTCCAGCTCCTCCACCTGTGTTTGGAGTTCCGTTGGTAGCGTTATTTTGAGCATTACCCGTTCCACCAGTTCCTCCTCCTCCGGAGCCACCAGATCCACCAGTGCTATAATAACCACCGCCACCACCACCGCCAGCATATGTGACAGATGATCCAGTAATTGAAACAGCTAAACCAGCCCCTCCAACACCTCCTTGACTTGGATTGCTACCACCAGAAGCATTACCTCCAATAGAACTAGCACCCCCGCCGCCAGTTCCAGCAACAGCTCCTGTGTCTGGACCGCCGGCATAACCTTGACCAGAAGTACCTGACCCAGGTGTGAAAGAGTTGCTATTACCTCTACCTATACCACCTCCAGATCCTCCTGTAGCACCATTCCCATTTCTATGTGGTCCACCACCACCATTAGATGTTATTGTAGAAAAAACAGAATTAGAACCATTTAATGGACTGCCTCCAGATGATGCTAAACCGGCACCTCCGGCACCAACTGTCACCGTATAATTTGTAGCCGCTATCGGTAAAGATAAAGACGTTTCGGCAGATTCTCCACCACCAGAAGTATTCCCATAAGATGTGCGTAAACCGCCAGCGCCGCCCCCTCCGCTTATGTCACTTGTTGCCCCAGCACCTCCAGCAACTACTAAATAGTCAACATTAATAGGTTGTTGTTCTGTAGTTTCAAATGTAATGTTACCTGTGCCTGATGTAAATGTTGTTACTCTATCTGTTCCAACTGTTGTAGTTGTTGATGTTAATATTCCTGGTTTGTGTATAAAATACTCAGAAGGATAGCGTAGAATTACTACTCCAGAGCCACCAGCTCCTCCAGTATACGTTCCACCAGTAACTGTTGTAGCTCCACCTCCACCGCCTCCAGTGTTATTAGTTCCGTTACTTCCACCGCCATTTGTAGATGCACCATTACCACCGCCACCAGTTCCGCCAGATCCTCCAGATGACTCACCACCACCGCCGCCTCCACCAGCATAGTAATTTCCAGTTCCCCCAATAATATTAACTTCTAATCCAGCTCCGCCATCTCCAGCATTACCAGACGATCCATTTCCACCAACTGCTCCAGCACCACCACCTCCTCCAGCGGAAGTTAAAGCTCCAGCATTATATGCCATCCCTAATCCACCAGAATAACCTTGAGTTGTTGGGGATGTTACAGCTGAGCCAGCGCCTTGATAAATTGCGTTATCATAGGATCCCTCACCACCACCAGAGCCTCCATCAGTTCCTGCTGCTCGAGCAGTACCACCACCACCACCGCCAGTTGCAGTTACAGTAGAGAAAACTGAATTATTCCCATTATTTCCACCTTGTGTGTATCCTGTGCCACCTGTACCACCAGGCCCAACTGTTACAGTATAATTTGTTGCTATTAATAACGATAATGCAGTTTCAGCTGAACCTCCACCTCCTGTTGTAGATCCGTATGATGTTCTCAAGCCTCCAGCTCCACCTCCACCAGCATTTGTATTGTTTGAGGCAGATCCACCAGAACCACCACCACCAGCTACTACCAAATAGTCAACAACTAAAGGAGCAAGATCTTTTATAATATTATCTGCAGTCCATCCTTTTGTTGTATCCTGATATACAAGGGTTACAGTAGAGTTATTAATTATACATCTAGAATTATCAGTTAATCCTTGTATTTTTTCAGAACCATTAGCAGCTAGGGAAAGTTTATTAGTTGCAAATGTACCAGCATAGTCTTGTATTACTATTTCAGCGCCTACAACACCTGCAGGTAGAGTAACTGTAATTTCAGCACTAGTAGTATTAACAAAATAACCTTTACCTGCAACAGCAGTAAAATTACTTGTTTGAATTGTTTCAACCCAATCTGTGCCAAATGAAGCGTCAATTAATTCTTTCTTTATTTTAGTTTGTGCCATAATTAACTAAATGTTATTGTTCCAGTTCCAGCTGTGAAAGTTGTTACTTTGTCGCTGCCATCAGTAGCTGTGCTACCAGTTAATCCAGAGCCTATAGTTACTGTGTATGCATTTGAGTAGCGTATAATTACTACCCCAGAACCGCCATTACCTGCTCCATTACCTTGATAAGATCCATCTCCTCCATTTCCTGTATTACTAGCTGCATTAGGTCTTCCTCCAGGATTTGTATTACCACCACCTCGCCCTCCTGCGGCATAAGTTACAGATGAGCCAGTTATAGAGACAGATAAACCAGCGCCACCATTAGTTCCACCACCACCAGAGCCTGAGCTAGAACCCACGCCGCCAGCACCTCCTCCACCACCACCGAAAGAGGCTCCTCCAATATGACCGTTTCCACCGTTATAACCTTGATTTGCAGTACCACTTCCAAACAAAACTCCTGTTGAGTCGGTATAGTGATAAGCCGTACCTCCTCCTGAACCGCCATTAGCTCCAGATTGACCACTATATGTTCCACCAGAACCAGCAGGATTTGCTGCGGCACCGCCACCACCTCCACCGATTGAAGTAATATTACTAAATACTGAGTTGTTTCCGTTAGCACTGCCGGTTCCAGAAATACCTTTATTACCTCCACCACCTACAGTAACCGTATAGCTATTGCCTAATGCTAACGTTAAAGCTGATTCTGCTGAGGACCCTCCACCCGATGCGCTTCCATAAGATGTTCTTAAACCTCCTGCACCACCTCCACCAGCTATATAAGATCCACCACCTCCACCACCAGCAACTACTAAATAGTCAACAATGGGAGGAACGACTGTAGCTGTTAATCCAGATACTATAATACCAGTGTTTAATGCATTAGCAGAAGGATATACCCCTTCTAATGTTATGGTTAAAACATTCCCTGCATTATTATTGTTATATGATTGTGAAGCAATTGTAACTCCCGTAGGTAATCCTGTTAAAACAGCAGTTCCGCTTAACGTATTTGCAGCTTTTGTTATTGTAAAAGTTGTTGTTGGAAATATTGATCCAGCTTGACCTATAGAACTTTGAGGTGAAGGATTAGTATATGTTAAACTTTGGCCGCTTGGCGTGGCCCATGAAACAGTCACATCCACTAGAGTATTACTTACAGTAAAATTATTAGGTGAATTAGTTACTACACTTATACCAGTACCTCCTGTTATAGAAACAGCAGGGGCTAATGATATAGCACTAAATGCCATTACCTCAACAGTATACCCATTCTGAGGAGCTGTTGAAAATGTAATAGTATTACCACTTATGCTATACATACTTTTCTCCTGGTATACACCTTGTATAAATACAAATGTTTTATTTTCATCATCAATGCTTTGAGATAGGGTAAACGCTGTTGTTGACCCGTTTCCTGTAAAGCTATTTTGATTTAATGAAGAAGCATCAACTGCTTTTATATGAACAACCTCTACGGCAGCACCGCTCGGCGGTGCGGTGGAGAACGTTAATGTGCTACCGGAAGTTGTATAATTATTTTTACTTTGATAAACACCATCAATGTATACTTGTGTGGCATTCTCATTTGTGATGCTCATAGAAAGCACGAATGCTGTTGTTGAACCATTACCTGTAAAACCATCTCTAGCTATTACACCATCAACCGCTACCATGTGTATCAATTCAACAGACGTTGTATTGGGAGGTGCTGTAGAAAATGTTACAGTACTCCCATTTGTAGTATAGTTATCTTTTGATTGGTAAACACCATCTATATATACTTGAACATTGTTTTCATTTACAATTGCAGTTGAAGTATTAAATGTTGTAGTTGATCCGTTTGCTGTATATACATTTTTTTCTACAGTTACACTTCCACCACCTCCACCCGAAGAAGCTATTTCAACTTCTTGCGCGCTGCTTCTAGTAAGTGTAATATTATTACCAGCTGTAAGTTGTACTGTTGAATCCGTACCAGACCCAGCATCTAATAGTATATCAACGTTATCACCATCTTGTGTAGCGCTTAATGTATACGTATCCCCCTGTGATCCTGTACCAAATTTTGTATAACTACCCATTAAAGCATGAGCAGAGCATTGGTAATATAATATAGGTGGAGTAGATGCTGAAGGTATTATTTGAGTATAAGCACCTGAATTTCCTGGTGTACCGTTTGTAGTTACTCCTGTTGTATATGCCGTTGTTTTTGCAGCATCTTGATAAAATCTAAGTGGATGTCCTGTGTTAGAATTATCTGATTGATCAAACTTATAAGTATTGCCTGGAGTAAATTCAAGATATGCTCCCTCAACACCATCTATTACATATCCGTTAGAGCTACCGTTACCATACTCTGGGTGTGCGGCGGTTTTTGTAGCGACAGTAACCGTAAGTGTCTGAGCAGCATCGCTGTGTGCTATTGCCCGGTGTGCCGAAAGCTCTAAATGCGATCTGAATTTAACACTCATATATTATATTGCTTGGATTAATACTTTTATATCATTTGTTGTAGGCGCTGTTGAGAAACTAACAGTGACTGCAGCAGCTGATGTTCTTACTACGTCTGCGATAACAGTATCATAAGAGGATACATCGTAAAGTTGCACGATGACATCCCTAGTATTTAAATTGTGTGTAACAGTATAAGATGTGTTAGTTCCATCACCTATAGCTGTTTTAAATGTTTTTGTTGCAAGAGAAACAAATCCAGAAGATACAGAAAAGTCCGCTGAATCATATCCAGATATACCTTTTACCGCTGCTCCCGCTGTTGCCGCCGCGGTAGCTAAATCAATATTAGACTGTACAATTGTAAAGTCAGTTAAAGCTCCACCTGCTCCGGCAGCTATTGTTGCTTCCGCAATAATTAAATCACCAATTCTTACTTGCTCTGTAAAGAATGTACCATCTGCGGTAACAGTATATGTATCACCTTTATCAATTGCAACGTTTGAATTTGTATCTAAATTTGGCGTGTTTGTAGCAGCGTCATATCCACCCTTATATTCTAATAAACCTGTAGCTATTGTATCTACATAATCTTTAGTAGCAACGTCTTGTGCACCGGTTGGGTTTGTAACGTTCTGTATTCTTGCATTAATACCTGTAGTTACAAAATCATATATTTGATCTCCTGTAGCAAGTGCAGTTCCATTATTAGCAACAGCCGCTGTAGTTATAGCTAGGCTAGGTATTGGACCTGTGCCGTTTGTTATAGCTAATTGATTAGCTGTAGTAGTCTGTATTGCTGTTAGATCTCCAGAACCATCAACCCATATAGTGCCATTCCAATAATATAATACATTATCAGTGGAATTATAATATATTTGACCCGTCACTGGATTTGAGGGATTGCTAGCTAATACCTGAATACGAGCATTTTGTAACTCGTTTTTATTCAGATCTAAATTGTTTAAATATTTTACTGCCATTTTTTTTAGTTTAAATATGCTTTACCTGAAAACGCTGATGTAAACGTTATAGCTATTTGATTTTTATTATTGTATGTAACTGCTCCTATTACCACCGCTCCAGAACTGTCTACAACTGTAACACTTGGATATGTATTTAAATTATGAGTTATTACCCAATTAGTCGCGGGTGTTGCTTGTGTATAAACAAATGAAGGACTTGATAATCCTGATAATGAAATTGTTAAAACTTCAGAAGAAGGTGTTCCCGCACTTCCTTTATGTGTTAAAGCTAAAAGATAAGCTGATTCATTGCTTATAAAAGATTGCGAATCAACAACGTACATTCCGTAAGAATTTGCCAACGAGGAATCTACATCTGTAAGTTTTAATATTTGATTTGTAACAAGAGATACAACCGGCGAAACGTCTACTCCGTTTCTATTTATTTTACTTATTGCAATACCTGTTATATTAGCCCAGCCATATTGAGCTGGAGCAGAAGAATCTACTTGGTATCTAAATTCACCAGAAGCAATCGTTTGGTTAGAATAAGTGCCCGCATAGTTGTATTGAAATCCTGTTCTAGTTGGATCAGCACTCCCTGTTTGCGCAAAATACTTAGCAATTTCTTCTATCTGGTAATTTTTTGTAGCATTACCGTTTATATCCGTTCCAACTAAACGGTCACCACCTGTGATAGCCGTGTCGTTGGGATATAGTTTTATTCTTGCCATATTATTTTATTAAGGAAATATTGTATCGCTAGCGTTCGTTTGTGTTGCTGAATAGCAATTAATATTACCTATTGTTAAAGAAGCTGAAAAGGAAGTCATAGGTGTTGCACCAGCTGGTATTGTAAAGTTTACTGTTCCACTAACCCCGTTTAATCCAGCGTTACTTCCATCCCACACTACATTAACGCCAGCTGTGCCTGCATTCCAAGCTTGAGGTGTTAGCCCTCCATTTGAAATAGTCCAATTACCTATAGCAGGGCTAGGTGTTAAAGTAATGCTTCCAAGTGTTTGTTGTGTTACCACAGAAATATTTACCGCAAAACTAGCTCCCGGCGCCCAAAGAACAGAACTCCCTTGTGTTACTGTAACTCTATTTGTATTAGTAATATTGACAGATAAAGTTGTTGTGTTAGATACATTTGGAGGACCGGCCGCTTGTATTATAGTATCTGTATTATTTAATCCACTAGCTAAAGTAGTATTGCCCTGAGCTGCTATAACAACCTGAGCATTTCTTTGAGGGGATCCACATATTGTGGATTGATTTGCTATGGCTATTTGATATGTAGCAGGGCTAGATGATATAACTTGAGTCCCGCTTGGAGCAGTAGCTCCGTTGCTTCCTGTTAAAGTAAATGAAGAACCTATATCTCCTGTAACAACATAAGGAGTATTACCTCCCGTGTTAGCTATATTAGAATTAGTAAATGCCGCTGCAGTTATTTCTGTATCGTTAGGAAATATTTGACTGTTACCAATATATCCTTTTAAAATGTTATCAGCTCCCAACTTAATTGAGGATAAAGGATTATTGAATAAGTTTATAGGCATCTATGCTGTAATTAAGTATAACGTTTTAGCATCTTTAGTGCTTATTGCGTCGTATTGAGCTTGCGTACCTTTCCAAAAACTTAATAAAGATTCTGAGTTTGCATTGGCAGCATCATAGTATGGTTGACCACCTATTATATTTGTTAAATTTGCCATTTTTTATTTTTTATGTTTTCTTATTTGTTCGAATATACTAGCTATTACAGGATCACCTATAAGTTGTATACCATTTTCAAATTGCAATAAAGGTAATTCTACCGAAATAATCCCATTATAACTAGGATCACTTATATCTATTATTTCTACATTAATATCTTCTGTATTTAATGCTTCGCAATTACCATGCCCTTTTTTTACAAATAATTTCATTTAATTACATTTTAAAATTAAGCAGAATATGATCCGTTGCCAGTCCATCTTATTACAGTATCGCTTCCAGATGTAAAAGAGGTATAAGCTCCTGAGGGTGTCCCTAAATTAGAAGTCGGAACTCTTAAAATAACCACACCTTTATTTCCTGTAGCATTTGTTCCACCTTGAGCAGAGCCATAATTATTAGAATACAGTTGGCCTGTACCCCATCCTGAACCATAATAATAAGTTGAACCCGTTATTGAAACAGCAAGTGCAGTACCTGATCCTCCTGTTCTATTATTAGATTGGAATTGTGTAGGCGTGCTTCCTCCAGCACTAGCCGTACCTCCACCTCCAGCAAATCCTGATGCGTTTCTACCTCCATTTACATTCCCACCATCAAATCCTTCATCAGCATTACCAACTCCTCCGCTAGCATATACATAACTTAAATTCCCAGAATATGTTCTACCACCACCGCCGCAGCCTCCATCAGCACCATTTGCTGTTCTTCTATTTGCGAAAGAAAAAGGATCTGGGGTATCTGATCTACCGTTAGCCCCTCCTTCAACTGATTTGTTAATTGACCCCCCAACAATACTTGCATTACCTCCTTTTAAAGCGTAATAAGTTGTTCCTTGATATGAAAAACTTTCGGCGGTAGAATGATTTGCTACGGTTATAGAATAAGTAGTACCCGCTTCTAAAGAAAGTTGACTTTCTGCAGCTGATCCACGTCCAGAAGTAGATCCCCAAGAGGTTCTTAACCCACCAGCGCCGGCTCCATAATTAGTTCCACCACCACCTATCATTAAGAAATGTGCATTGTAATTTGTAGCTGCTGTTATACCAGTAATATTTAACACAATATTAGTATAACTATTAGGAGGATATGCTCCTGTTAATGTAATGGTAATTGTATTACCAAGCCCTCCCCCGCTGTTTGTTTGATTAGACACCGTTATACCAGGAGGTAATCCAGAAACAGTTGCTGTACCTTGGAGGTTAAAAGAAGGATCTGTTATTGTTAAAGTAGTTGTTGGTATGGCTTGACCAGCATCCCCTGTTGAAGTTTGGGGAGTTGGCACAGAATAAGTATAACCCTGACCAATTGGCGTAGCCCAAGAAATAGTAGTTTGGTTTTCATAAAATAAACTTGTACCCTTGTAACCATCCTCAACCTCAGTAGACCCTTTGTATAAGTTTCCTCCGGTAATCTCGCTTGTTCCTTTATATAATGGCATATTAAGCTGTTACAAAATATAATGTATCTGCATCTTTTGAACCAAGTGCTGCATATTGCGCAGCTGTTCCTGTCCAAATTTTTGAATTTGCAGTTTGATTTTGATCATCCACCGTTGTTGCCACGGCTGAGCCCGCAGCATCGGTAGCGTTATTTATTGGATTTCCTGCTGTTGCACCAGGATAAAATGTTTTAACGTCTGGCATAGCTTATGTTATTAGCCAACCAAAAGTAGCATTGATATATACAAATCTTACTGCTTGGTTGTTAGTTATTGTTAGTGATTGGTTAGTCCCCTCTATAAGAGCTGAAGCAACTGTTACGGTTTGCGTTCCTACTTTTTTTACTAATATTTCTCCTCCGTCAGCGGTTACTGTTGTTGGAAGTGTTATTGTAAAATCAGAGGCTTGTTTACAAACATATACACTGTTAATATTTAAATCAGTATTACCAGTTATTTCAAAAGCTTGAGCGCCGGATATCCCTAGGAGTCCAGCGCTTGGTAAATCTATTGTTAATCCCATATTATTAATTTATTACCCATCCATTAGCGGCATCTGTATATAGAAGCTCAAAAGATTCTGTAGAAGCGTCAAGAGTTAAACTTGTTGCTCTCATTATTTTATCAGATCCATTAGTTGCTATAGACCAGGTATATGAGGGTTGAGAGTATACACCAGAAGCGTCTAAAGAAGACATGTTTGTTATTTTTACACTATTACCTACCGTTCCTGCCGGTAAGGTTAAAGTTTTATCAGCTGTTATATTGCTTAATATATAATGATAATAATTAGTAGCAATAGTATTATCTGTTAAAGCCCCACCGTACGTGTGCCCCTGCTTTAGTGTTACAACACCGTTAGCGGGCGCTGAAATTATAAAATTATCAAAATCAATTGAAACAACAGGTACATCTGTATTTCCTCCGTAATCATAAGTAGCACCATTTGCTAAACCAGAAACCGTTAAAGGATTATGAGAAACAGCGTTAGTAGCTGTATCATAATATAAAAAGTTTGATTTAGCGCCTGTAGGTATTGTATTTAACTTTACAACCTCTGAATCTATATTAAAGGTACTTGTAGATACACTCAATGTACCATAACCTTGTCTGCCAAATACAGCTACATAAGTACCTGTATCGTATGCAACAACTAAATATATATTAACTGATGCATCTAGTATTTGACCGCCAGGTGCTGGAAAAGCAGCTGTATACGCGCTGTCAACAAAATATAAATTTTGTCCAGTAGGTACAGCAGCAAATATTGACGCAAAATCAGTTTGATTACCTGAAGATATAGTTATAGACGTCACATCTTGTCCTATTGTTTCCGCAGATAATAAAGAGGCCGGGGAAGTGGCTGATTGAAATAAAGCTCCCGCTGCATTTTGTATGCCATAGAAAAATCTCCCAGTTGTTATATTAGAGGGTGGTCCAGCTAAAGTTTCGCTTAGACCCGGTAAAGCTTCTGCTACACCTGAGGATAAAGCAGGTAATTGATACCAATTTCCATCAACTTTTAAAGATGTTAAATAACCTTGATTATTTAATCCACCTTGGGAAGCATTACCAGAAACTTGCTGTTGGGCTAAAGCATTACCACTTGAATCTTGTAATTCAACACCTGAATTAGACAAAACACCTCTAGTGCCATCTGTTGCAATAGCAGTAAAAGTATTTTGACCCATTATAGTTCTGCCATCTGCAGAAGTGGTATTATTGTCTTTTACTATATCCTGTGTAAACCTAGTGGCATTAGTAACTATATTAGACCCTGATCCAGAACCTGAGATTGTCATGTCGGATCCGTCTGTGCTTAATAGCACATTATTAGTATCGCCTCCAAATTTAATTCTGCTTTCTGATGTTGGTAATTTTATATCACCATATACTGTAAGATTTCTAGGGTCCGTAGTTGGACTTTCTGTACCTACTGTTAAATCACCATCTGGTACACTAAAATTTCTTGTTACCTTTAACGAACCAATAGCCTGTGTTTCAATGCGCTGAGCTCCTGTTAAAAAAGTAAACTCCGTAAATGCTACTTGCCCGCCTGTATAAACTTGTCCTGCGGTTAAAGTAACATTAAACATCCACTCCGTATAAATGTTATTACCACTTGTTACGTATTGGCTATCATTAGCATCTGGGCTGCTGCTTCCAAAGTTTGGAGCATTAAATGATGTTACGGTACCGCTATGGGTTACACCGCCAACAATTCCTGTGAAAGTTGCTGAATTTGTTGCAAAATCATTTAAATCATAATCAACAGCAAACTGGCCATCATTGTAATCCCTAATTATTAAAAATACTTGACCTGTTCCCAGAGTGTTTAAATAAACATCGCATCCTGTATTAACTGTTGCACTTTTAAGTACAACATTATTTTCAACAGAACTAGCTAATGTTCTAACTAAAGCTCTTTCGTAATCTGTTCCTTCTCTATTTACTGTTAAAGCAAACCCTAGAGGAATATCGTCTGGTATATTTTTTGCACTAGCACCATTAATATATTCTTTAAGACTATCAATGGTGTAATTTTTAGTGGCTAATGAGGAATTAGAATTTGCATCAGTACCTAAAAGCTTATCGCTTCCTTCTACAGTAGAGTCAATTGCGTACGTGCTAATTCTTGCCATTATTTATTTTTTAATTGCGTTCCTTTATTGCTAAGCTTAGCTTTAGCTGTTATAGGTTTTGTTGCGTTTGCTATTTCTGATAAAGTTGGATTTACACTTACACCTGGTAAAACGTCGTATAAATTAATTTTTCTTTTTTTCATGCTTTTATTTTTATTATGGAGTATCTGTATCTGTAACTACAGCTTTAATAACTGCATTAACTGTTGCCGTTGCACTTGGAGCCTTAATTGTTTGTGTAATTCCAGTAGGAGCACTATACAATATAAAAGTATCATTACCAAAAGTAATATTAGCTAAACAGTTATTAGGTTTTACTTTAACATTATACTTCAATTCAGAAGCAGTGTCGTTATAAGTACCATCTGCTAACTTATCTGGTCCATTTGTCATAAACTCTCTTAAAACTACTCCTGTAATAGTTTCGTTTTTAACCAGTCCCTGAACAGTATTTGTAACAGCTCCTGTAGTATCGTCAATAGTGGTTACAATTGATCTTATTGCCATTTTTTTATTTTTTCTTGTTAAACTCTTTTATAGCTTGGCTGTACACTTTATCTATGTACGTTTCCCGTTTCATTATTTTATTTCTCTTCGCTGAAGTTGGAAGATCTTCTTCACCTATTAGTATTCTATATATTTTATTTATAAGTAATTTACCTCTTTGGCTGACTTTATATTTATTATGATCCCCTCTACGGCCACCTCCATTGTGAGATTTATTTATCCATCCTTGTTTTTGTAATCTATAGAATCTTTCTTTATCCCAAGTATAAAACAATGTACCTGTTTTAAAATCATCTATAGTGAAATAAACAATAGGGTCTAAATAAAATAATAATTCTAAATCTGCAACAGATAAATCATTATTTTTGCAAGCCCACCTAGATACTAATCTATAATATTTAAGAAAATCAACTTTAACTTCGCCTCTTTGAGCAAAATCAGTTCTTTCCATTATAATATAGCTACAATATCACGCAAATTAATTACTTTATAAATATTACTATCGTGTTCAACCGGATAACCAGCTATTCTATCAAAAAGTACTGTTTGTCCTTTTTTAAGTATATCCGGCCCAGAAGACACAATATTTGCTTTTCTATACCTAATGTCCTCCCTGTGCTTTTCAGCCAGTTCTAAGCCTCCCTGTGTCTTTGTGGAGGTCTCTACGACTTCTTCTAAAACTACATAATTACCTATTGCTTCCATTATTCTCTAATATTACTAATTACACAATCAGTTGATAGAATAGTAGTGGCTACAGAAACAGCATTGTTTAAAGCAGTTTTTGTAACGAGGAAAGGATCTATAATTCCTTCGTCTCGCATATTTCTTGCGCATCCACAGGTTACATTAACACCTTCACCCCATTTACTTAAATTGAAGTTTTCAGGTTGTAACCCAGCATTGGATAATATTTTTGTATATGGCGCAACTAAAGCATCTTTTAAAATTTCAAGACCCGCTAGTTCGTCTTGATTTAATTCCATTTGCCAATCGGTTTGAGCTGCATATGCTAATGCAGAACCTCCGCCTGGTAAGATACCTTCTTTCCTCGCTGCTTTAACAGCGTGAATTGCATCATCTACTCTGTCTTGCTTTTCTTTAAGTTCAACTTCAGTATCAGCACCCACGTATACAATGGACACGCCACCGCATAATAATGCCAACCTGTCGTTCAAATGTTTAGACAACAGTTTATTGTCTTCTTCATCAAGAGCAGTTTTTAAATATTCGATACGTTCTAGTGCTTCCTCTGATTTTTCAGAGATAACTAAAACTGTACCCTCGCTATCTGAAAGAGCCTTATCGGCTTCTCCTAACATGTCAGGGGAGATTGCATCAATCGAGTCCCCAAGGCTTTCGTCAAAAACTTTAGCCCCGACAAGCAACGCTAGATCTTCTAGTATATCCTTTCGCTTAAGTCCGAAGCTGGGTGGATCTATTACGTTGACCTTAATATTGCCCTTTACTTTATTCATTGCTAGCGCAGTTAACGGCTGCGATTCTAAAGGTGCAATAAGGAGTATGCTGCGGTTAGACTTAATAGCATGCTCCAGGATGTCTTGAATTTTTCTTATATTTGGTATTTCTGATGCACTAATAAAAACAAGTGGTTTATCTAGTTCCGCTGTTTCTTTTTCTTTATTAGTGTAAAAGTGAGGGGTTTTGCAGGTACTACCAACTTTTGTGCCTTCTACGGTGTCAACATACGTTTGATTGTTTGGAGAAGTTTCCATAGCCACAATTCCATTGTCGCCTGAATTTTCAAAAGCTTTTGCAATAATGCCCCCAAGCTCTGCATCATTATTTGCAGATATTGTAGAAACGTTATACAGTTCTTCATTATCAACTTTTACTGCTTTATTAGATAAAAAATCTATTACATGAGATTTAAACTTATTAATCCCACTTTTAATATCTCTAAAAGAACGTTCGTTTCCTTTACTTTTATTATAACAGTCGATTATGGCCTGTGTTAGTACTATGGAGGTGGTTGTACCATCACCTGCCATACTCGCTGTTTTTTGAGCGGCTTGTTTCATCATTGAAACGCCTAAGTTCTCAACGGGGTCGTTGAGTAATATTGAGTTAGCAACCGTAACTCCATCTTTAGTTACGTAAGGGTTACCAAAGTCATCTTCAATAACCACCGTTCTACCGCTTGCTCCTAGTGTAGAACCTACAGCATCTGCTATTTTATTTATTCCGTTTGATAGCCTATCTTTCGCTTCATTATTAAAATGAAGTTTTTTGACAAGCTTGGGTCCTCCAAATTGTGCCATTTAATTTAATTTAATTTGATTTAATTTTTAACAATTCCATTTGCGTCTAGCAGCGCGACCTCTTTCCGATGTCCAGCTTTTAGATCTTGCACAGAATGATTTTCTTCTTTTTGCAGCTTTGCTGCCTTTTTTTAATTTTGATGGTGGTGTTGTTACCGCAGTTTTTAGTTTACTGCCTGGATTATCTTTTCGATATTTAGCAA